ACTTGGCGGTCTTTGTCTTTGCTAAGCTCTTCTTGTTGCATCTTCTGCTGCTCCATCTGCATCTGTTGTTCTTGCTGCTTCTGTTGAGCCTCTTGCTGTTTTTGTTGCAGTTCTTCTTGAGCTTTCTCTGCTTTGCGAATCTTATCTTTAAGACCTATAAAGTTCTCAGTATCAAACATATCCAGCACAGTAGATGATGGAATACCTGCCTGCACCATAGATTGTCCGATAGCTCTTGCCTGCTCAAGCTTGTCTTGATCACGTCCGGAGTCAGACACAAAGATCCCAAACTCTGATTCCATAAGCTCCATTGATGTTATGTCAAACATCTGCATAGTAGTATCAGGCATGACGTACATACCCTTCTTACCATTAACCCAAGCGTCTTTAGAGTAATCAAGTAGACCTTGCAGTTCTCTTTGCTCAAAGCGTGAGAACTTGCGGAACAGGTCTTCAGTAATATGAGATGACTGTACGATAGCTTGCTGTGATGCAGCTTTACCTTCGTATGGTCCTATACCCCCTTGCCGCTGTCTGTTTACTCCAGATATCTTTTCCCACTCTAGTTGTATGGATTCTAGCAGAGCGAGGTATTGGTCTATAGTTTTGATAGACATATCCAGCACAGACTGATGCTGTGGGGATAGCTGTATACCTTCCTTGTTGTAGTCAACCCACGCAATACCTGTACCTTCTACGAAGTACATGAACTTATCCATGTCCCACTTCTTGGGTATCATGTTGATGTCGAACTGAGCTATGATGTCTTTAGACCTAGCTATAGCTAGTTCCATACGATACTTGAAGATGTTGTAGTTCAGCTGATACGGGATCCCAAGACTTACAAGAGAGATATTGTCAGAGTTTACGTCTGAGTATTTTCTCCCATTGATTGGGATTTTGCATTTAGATGGGTTGTCTAGTGATGTGCGTTGATTGGCTAGTGGGTTGATGTCTATGTAGAATCTCCCATCTATGCGCGTGCCTTCCCAGACTTCATTGACCCACTCGTATCTAATCTTAGCTCCAAGGGACTTCATTTCTTTAGAAAGTCTGAACCCTTCTTCTACAACCATCTCTTCATCAGTACCTGTAAGGGGGTCACCGTATGTAACAAACCCAATGCGCTTACGGCTTTTCCAGTATACAGTAATACATTCTATGAGTCTATTACGATAGATGTTTTCATCACTACCGTTAGCCTCAGCTCTGTACAACAAGTAAGAATCAGCTGACGTCTGCTGTGGGTTCTCCAGTTCTAGTATTTGCTCATCACTTAGTGACTCTCCGAAGGTATCTATAACCGTAGATGCGTGTGCGTACTTACGTACCATAGCCCAGTCCCCATCTTCTACAAACTCTAGGTCTGGATCTTTGTCGTAGTCTATATCTAGAGGATTGAGAATCTCATAGAACGGGTCATTTCTAATTACACCTTTATGAGAGTATACTTCCCCAGTTACTAGATAATGAAAGAACCCTTTCTGGAACTTGTCTCTAATTTCCTGCTGTTGCATTATGTAGTTGATAGCAGATTGTCCTTTGAGGGCACGGCTATCTACATATGTGCGTTCAAACTCCTCTAGTATTTGCTGTGGAGGTTGAGGGGGTTCCGCCCCTTCTTCTGGGGCCACTTTTTGCTCAAACAGCTGATTAGCTAGCTGCATAAGAGTGTTGTGCTTTTCCTGCTCTTTGATAGATGTACTATCAGAGTTAGTTACTGTAACAGTGTAGTTCAGGGGTCTCTTGGCTTTCTCCCCGAGCAGCAAGTCTATGATAGGCTTGATGATGGGGTAGTTCCTCAGCTTAGAGGGGAAATTATTTCTGGTCTTACCGTACGGCTTAAGTACGTACCGGTAGTCCTGCTCGTCAATGACTCCGTTGTAATAGTCGTAGAGTGACTTGAGATATGATCTCCGTTCACTGACCCCAAACTTGGATAAGTCTATATATGCCTCAACGCATTCTTCCCTCCACTTCTTGGTCTTCTGGGATAAAGGAATACGCTGTTTAGGGAGGTTAGCTTGTCCATACATGTCTTACAAAATTATTGATATATTTGACTAAACCACTCATCTGCAGACCTATCTTTGAGGATTTCGACGACCTCTTTATTATATAGCTCTCTAGTATGGTACATCCCAACCATTAAGGCCATGACTCTGTCAAAGTTTCCTTTATGGTTAAACTTAATGAGCTCTTGCAGTAGCGCAGGATCGTAGATCCTATGCAGGTTTAGTGTTGTGTTTCCGTCTTCATCCGTATTACGAGGAGTAATCAACCAGTCTCTTATGTATAGCTCACCTTGACGTTTACGTTGCTCGGTCATGTGCATACCGTATTGTCTACGTACAGTCTTGGATTTTAGTTCTCTTTTGTCCAGCATCTCAAACTCCTCCTGTAGCTTATAAAGTTTGCGATATCTCTTGGCGTAAGCAATGAGCTCACCACGATCGTTCTCGAATCCGATCTTTGCGTTGTAGTACTCCGCGAGCATAAATAGATTGCGGTTGTATTCGTCTTGTGTCTTTGGTCGTCCGACATAGCTTGCTACAATTACATCATCAGGTTTAGATAGATTGTTAGGGCGCTTCATTACAAACGCCGCTCCGAGGGACTCGTTGGATCCAGACTTCTCTTGCGCGTACGGGTCATGGCATACGAAGTATAGATTGTGTGGGACTTCCCCCTCTTTGGTTGTGTACGGTGCTTCGTACATTACTACTGCCCCTTCTGTCTTGTCCCCTTTCCTGTGCGGAAACTTAAACACAGGGGTAACTTCTGGGGAGGGGCGAAATGCTATAGCTTTATCTTTGTTGTAGTATAGTACTCCTGCAGTTCCCTCTCTTTCTAGGTTATGTACTTTTATTCTGTTGTACTGCTCTTTCAAAGAAGTCACATCAAACAGGTTAGCTGTTACTTGCAGCGTCGCTTCTTGTGGAGTGAATGGATGCTCTGCAGTATACTGGTCAAGAGCCTTTGGGTCATTGGCACCTTTCTTTTTTTCTCGCTGTATCTCTTCGTGCTCTTTAGCTTCTTGTACCTGCGAATTACCGTCATCGTCTATAAACCCATCTAAGTTTTGATATATAGGGACAAAGTACCCGCACTGCGTACCCATAGCACCTGCGTCCCACTCATTGTCAAACGCTAGACAGTCATAAGAGTTAGGGTGGTAGAATAGTTCTTCCATACCGTCAAACCCAACCCCTTCTTCACCCCCGGTACCGAATGCTATCATGGTCCCGAGAGTTTTTGAGCCTTGACGCATAGTAGGCATAGCTACTTCCCATGCTTTAAGCAGACCTCCGAATGACCCTGCTTCCTCGAAGAAGATGAGGTCCCCTGCTTTACCACGTACTTTATCAGGATTGTCTTTCAGGGACACCCCAATAATCTGGGTCTTCATCCCTAGTTCTACGTCTGCCCCGTTTACGTTCTTCTTGTACCCGGATTGCTTGTGCATCTCACGGTCACGGAGTCGAGGCTGAGTCCAAGCTGTATTGTCATCTATGAAGGACAGGAAGTCCCATGCTTTACTGAGGAGTCCGTCCCCAATCAAGTATTCTTTTTGAGATGCGAATACGTAGTTCTTGGAGTTACGCAGTAGGAAGTAGTTGCGGGCAAGCATAGCCCCAGCTTTGTAGGAGAAACCTTTACGACGTGCTTTGAGCACTATCATATGCTTGTTCTCTTTACGTGCTCTGTCTATGGAGTGGAAGTACTCGTAGTCCCCGTCATAGAATGCAGGGAAAGTGCGGTCTCTACGTGCAATCTTTGTCCCATCTGCCAGCTCATCATCTACTACCCTGTCGATAGGACAGAAGTTTAAGTAGAAGTAGTGGTACCCTGTGATGTCCATATACCCTATCAGGCATCTGTTTCTCTGCTCATCCCAATAGTCATAGTACTCCTTAGTCCCAGGTATGGCATCTGTGAAGAAGCCTCTCTCGATATAGTGCTGGGCAGCAGGGGAGTACTTAAGACTATCCTTAAACATTAGTTAGAGTATTTGTTTGTTACTACTCCACCACGGTTAGGGTTCTTCCTGGACTGCTGTTTCTTGACTATCTCCTCTAGATCATCCAAACCGTTTACTACTTTACCCATCTTCTCTAAGTTAGCTATTAGATCTTTAGCTTGATATATAGGTTTCCCGTGATCGTCTATAGCTGTTAGGTCTATTATTTTAAAGTACTGCTCCAACTTGTTGATAGAATGCCGTGCTGCTTTGAGTAGCTTAACTGCATGAGTCTCAGATAGTTCTTTATATTTATCTATACCTGCAAGAACTTTCGTACTGAATTTAACTTTTAAGTCCTGCCCTATTTTCTCTACCCTTTCATCTTCGTCGTAGACAGCATAGGGGGAAGTGTGGTCAGCAAAGAAGTATACAGCCCCAAGTTCTGCTCCCTTCAGTACTTTGAATTCACTGATGGTGAGAGCGTATGGGGAGGGTACTACTACGTTGTTACTTACAGTTATTAGCTCTCGCATTATTCAAATGTTTAAGTCTCCCGGGGAGTACATGGAACTTACCAAGGTATGGGAGTCGTATTGATTCGAATGTCCCTGACTTTATTGTTTGTGATACGTATTTGAATTGGTAATAGACTGCTTCCTCAATCTTCTGGATCGGGAGGTCGTACTTCGTCGCTAGTATCTGTAGTATTA